GCCTCACATTTGATGGTGAAAGAAAGACGCCGGTAATCATATGCCAGCGGTCGTGGTCTCCCGTTGGAGCTGTGGAGGTGTTTAGTGACCCACCTCGGAACTCATCGGCTCCCAGGATCTTGGAAGCTGTGAACAAAACATCACCCGCGACTCCAGAGCTTGCCTGAGAAGCTGACATCTCAAAAATACACGGCACCGTGTTCTTGTGGTCCTCAAAGCCAATGCCAATGGCTTTCCAGTCGGTCAAGCTAACGGTGCCATACGGAGCAATTTTGGAAACCGCCGCAACCGGATGTACCCCGTTGTTGCCTCCAGTCAGAGATGTGAGGTCATCGACCTTGACCCAAGCGTTCATAGTGAACGGATACTGGCCACCATTTGAGCTTCCAAACACGGAAGTGCTCGACCCACTCTGATCCGTAAAGATCCCATCCGCACCCGAGGTGATCTGGAAGTTACCTCCAGTTGCCATTCCAGCTTCGTGCCACCCACCCTGGTAGAGCGGGCCGTTTGGCCAGAATTGATTAGAGGCCAGGGTGACCGTTGATCCGACTGAACACGGATGGTGCTTCATTCGGTGGTGGGTTGTATTGACCGTGGTGGTCAAGCTCGAAGAGTTATCAGTCAGAGCCCTGGAGTAGTAGAGTCGGTCACCGCCTGAGCCAGAGTTGGCCTCAAAGTCAAAGTGTGCAGAGCATCCCATCTCCAGGAGGGGGCCACCAAGTAGCTCCCGAGCCTGGAGCATGTTTGGCAGCTCCACATCATGTGACTCTCCTGCCGGTGCGTCCAGGGTTTCTGCGTACAGGCAGAAGGCCCCTTCGTTCCGCATTTGGCCAATCAGGCGTTCCCTAATCATTTAGAAGAGGGAGTAACCAAAGTTAGCTTTGGCAGCTTGACCACCACCATCCAATCCTGGGAACACAACCAGGAGGTGAGTAGATCCTTCCAGGTCAACGGTCACCGTTGCGATCTTATTAGCAGCGTTTGGTGCAGCAGCTGAGGTAGCGTGGCTCACGATTCGGATGCTGTCGTCACCTTCAACAAAGGTGATTTGGTCAGCAAACTTGTCTGTGTCCAGGAAGGTTCCACCAGCTACGCCAGCTTGGGTACCAATGACCATATCCAACGTGCAAATGAAGCTTGGAAGGTATTGAGTTTCAGCACCATTGGGAGAGTATCCGTAGAGCTGAGCACGCAAAGTGTTGTTGTCCGACCCGTTGTTCGGCTCGAAGAAGCAAAGCTTTGCCAGGTTGTGATCGTGGCAAGGCACCGCCTCATATCCGGACACCGCTTCTGGGTCAGCTACCAGGGCGATAGCTGCGCTTTGGGAGGAGTCGATGTCGGTGGAGTAGCCTCTAAACCAATGCTTAGGGGGCGTTGACAGTTGAAATTGGGGCATATCTGATCCTGGCTTTCAATTCTTCCACATCCTCGCGGAGGCGGTCTTGTTCAGCCGCCAGGAGTTGCTGGCGTACTGCGATTTCAGTGAGGAGACGATCATGAGACTGGTAAGCAAAGAAGACGCTACCAATTATTGAGACCGTCAAGGTGATAAGGCCCAGCCAATCTTTTTGTTGGAGGGTCACTTTGTTTGAGGGGTTGAGTGTCATGGCGTTTCCGCAAACAGGCCCCAGGGAGCCGAAGCTCCCCAGGGCCGAGAAAGGAGGAAGCGGAGAAAGTCTTAGTCGCGGAAGACACCGACGACACCTGCACACCATGGAGCAAGGACGTCAGCACCAACCAACATTTGGGACTTCATGAACTTCGTGTTACGCCGCTCGTCGTCCTGGAGGATCGACCGGAGGCCAGCGGACTGGACCATACCGATTGCAGCGGAACCTTCTTGGGCACCACACAATGCCAGGGCAGCTGGCTTAGAAGCAGCCTGAGCAGCAGCGGTGTTCGCACCACGACCAGTCACATCAACCCGATACTTGGTCGGAGTAGATGTTCCCTGGAAGGTGGTACTGAGCGAGCTTGCCACACCTTGAACAGCAGCATTGGTGTAGTTACCAGTGGTGCCGAATTGACCAGGCATGTGGTTGGTCACGATGAGGTTGAAGCCTTCCAACACACCCAGGATACGACGGTTCAGGTCACCTGGAACTGAGGTCACATCCTTGCTGAATGGGTTGCCTTGGCCTTGAATGGTGGAGCTACCGGAGGTCACCGAGGTGGCCGCATAGGTGCTGGCTTCGTGACGAAGGATCGTACGAATGTACGGAGGAATGAAGAGGTAACGACCGGTTTCTGGCACGTTGTCCTCGTCAAACTTCTGGGCGAGCTCAGCGATGTCATCGCGGAACCGGCCCGATCCAACCGAGCTGTTGGGGTAGGCGACCTTGATGTCGGCCTCTTGCCCAGACGAAGCGGACACACCATCGTCTCGGAAGATTTGCTTACCGCCGTTGTGAACAGCTGAGACAGCTGCGGTGCGGGCGGCGGACAAACCAATGAGTCCGAGCTTCTTGTCCATGTCGATAGCCAAAGCACGACCGAGCTTGGTCGCGTAAGGGGCCAGGACGTCGAAGTGACTGATCTCCATATCCTTGAACGGAACGTCAAGGTGGGACACCAGGATCTCATCGACGGTGACAGTACCCTCGGTCATGGTTACCGCTTGGCCAAGAATCTCGTTACCTGGCGTGTGGTATTCGGGCTTCACACCGGAGTCATCACCGATGATGGGCCATTGAGCTGACTTGCCGGACTCCAGGACCTTGGTGGCCATGATGTTGCCGGTGTTGTCGTAGAAAACAGTTTTCTCACGGAAGGCCTCAAGGACAATGCCGCTAAAGACCTTCAGAGCGAGGTCAGTAGCTGTATTGGCACCTGAGGGGTCCGTAAGGAATCGGACTGGCGAAGAGTTTGCCATTGGATTATTCCTTTAGGAAAGGGGGTTGCTAGTTACTACATAACCAGGCGTCAGGTGTCCTTCGCCGTCCAGGGCCGATTACTCGGGTGTCCCTTTCGACTTTGGGCTGGTTGCCTTGGTCTCAGTGGTTTTGGAGCGAGTAGAACGACTACGCTCCTTCTTTGCGTCCTGGAGTTTGGCCAGCTCTGATTCGAGCTCGGCGATCCGATCAGCCTGAGTCTTTGTTTGCATGACTGCTTCTGCCTGGGTAAGGGGCTTCTCAACCTCTCCTACTTCTGCCAGGCAGGCTACCAATGCTTGATGTTCGTTTGCACCCTGTCTTTGGATGAGGGGCTTGTTGGTGGTGTTGTCAGTAATGGTTGCGTAGGACTTTCCATTCATGTAATGGTAAGAAACCTTTGCTCCCATTTTTGCCAATGCAACAGCTTGATCTGGGGTTGCGTGTAATGCCATGTCAGCTCACTCCTTGGATGAGGTGCATCGGGGTGTTGGCCAGGCGAGCTTTCTGCTCTTCCGTCAAAGCTCCGCGTGTTCTCGCGTGCTCAAAGACGGCCAGGACCTCATCGACGGATGCGTACCCTGCGGTGTTTGTGACCGGTGCTTCACCTGCGTTGACCATACCTGGCTGGCCGATGCTCTGGCCGGTGGTCATTTTGTAGTCGTAAAGCATTTCCTTGATCGGTGCCTCGAACCGACTGGGATCTGCCAGGCCATCATTGAGCTCATCCAGCTTTGCGTCTGCGTAGTGGGAGCTGGCCCATGCGAAAAGTTTTTCCAGGTTCTGCTCGCCACCGGCCATTTCCTGGGCCTTGGCGTGAGCTTGCTCTTGCTGAGCTACACCCTGGTCATAGATGGCTGACTGGCCATGCATGAAGGTATCGACAACATCCTTGGAGTAACCTTGCTGCTCTAGCTTCGCATATTGCGACTCGCTAAGAGAGCCGGTATCCGCCCAAGTTTGGGCCAATGCTTCCCCCTTGAGCCCCGCAGAGTCCAGAAGTGTGGCCACATCAGGCGGGAGGTAGGAATTGTCTTGCCCGCCGCTGTCCGCAGCTTCAGTCTGCTCCAGGTCGGGCTGTTGTCCGCGTTCACCAAGCTTTGCCTCCAGCTCTTTGTAGGCTTTCTCCAGGGCGTCTACGTCCTGGTACTTCCCTGCCAGAAGCTGCGCCTTTTGCGCTTCCTCAGCTTGGGCTTGCGTTTCCTCGTTAGTAGGGAAGCGAGCCTCAGCTGCGTTTTCCCCAACAATCTCGACGTTGGATGGTGCTTCAATACCACCATCTTCTTGCATATTTTCCATGCGATTTATTCCTCTGCAATAGCCTGCTCTTCAATGATACGGCCACCGGACTGGATCATCTGCTGCGCGGCTTGCTGCTGGACGGCAGCTTGTTGCGCGGCTTGTTGTTCCTCTGCAATCTGCTCAGGCGTCTTGACGAGGCCTGGTTCGTGAATGCCCTGCTGTCGCATGAGGGTGTCGATCAATACGTCCATATTGACTCGGCTCATGGCTTCGGGGCCTAGTTGTCCCAGAACCTGGAGGATCTGGAGAATCTTGGATGAGTCGTTCTCGCTGGCCAGGGCAGCTACGCCGGTCAGTGTCTCGACCTCAATAGAGTCTTTGGGGAGCTTGGGCAGCAGCTGGTCACGTTCCATCATGAATCGCACCCGTTCTACCAGGGGCTGTTGCTGGGCATCTGCAATCGGAGCAAAGATTCCACCCAGGGCACCTTCGAGCTCCTGAGCTACGCGACGTACCTGGAAAGCTGTAACACGCTCACCCGTAGGGGTAGCTTCGCCTTCCATCAGCATCACGCTTGCCAGGTCCCTACGGACATTTTCCCTGGTCTGGGCGGTGACCTGGAAGTCGGCGACCTTTCCGGCCTGGACCATAGCTACATCCAGGACAGCTCCGCTCTGGACCCGAGCCTGGATGACCGAGCCGGTTGGCTTGGCCAGGTCCTCAGCTCTGACCTGACTGTTGTAGTCCACGGCGAAAAGCTGTTTGGATGCAGTAGCTGAGAAGTCCAGGATGGCCATGGTCAGCTCATTCATGGATCTAATGTCACCCAGGTTCAGCTCAACCATGCCTCGTCCGTAATGCTCACCAGGAGCAAGCTCGAACGCGGTGCAAAGGAATGGGCTGATCTCAGTCTCTTCCTGGTGGATCGTGTTCTCGTTGAGCTCCTGGGTAATCAACCAGGTGTTGGACATAGGTTGCCAGGCACAACGGGTGTAAAGGTCCATCATGCGTTCAACACAATGAACCTGCATCATTTCACCCATGTCTAGTCCAGCCTCAAACAGGCGTTCTGGGTCCAGGGTCAGGGGGTCAATCCGCTCACGGACAATGTGGTGCATGATTGAGCCGGAGCTGTCACGCTTGGTGACGTACTGGTCTCGGCGGAATAGCTTGATTTGGTAGTCGTCGGTGATCTGCTCCAGGACATCACCAGTCACCAGGAGCTGAGAGAGTGCGGCCCGCTTCGTCGATCTGAAACCGGTTCGACGCATGTTGCCCAGCTTCTGAGGCTTCTTCTCCAGCTGAGCCATAATCATGTGCTCGTGGAGGGAGAGAACGCTTTCAATTTGCTGGATGACGTCAGGGTCGGTATCGGGACTGTAGAGAAGCGACGAAGCTGGCCGCAACGAGAAGAAAGGTCTACCAGGAGGGTAGAGGGCCATGAGCAAACGGCCCTCCAGGTTGGTGATGCCGCGAGCTGCGAGCGAAGAGTACGGCTCAGGCAGCTTGTCATTGGCATCGTGGCCGTCGGGAGGCAGGATATGTGGCTTGGTTAGAGACGCGCAGAAGCGAGCTCGGTCAAGAATCCCCTGCCTAAGAGCGTTCTCCTGGACGTAAAGACTCTTGATTCCCTGCATCAGTAGCTCACCGATCCGCCAGATCCACCAGCTGAACCACGCCGGATGCGTAGCTTGGTCCGACCACGACGAGCTCTACGTTCCCTGGCCAGGGCACCAGACGTCTCGAATGGTTCGGACATTGGTGGTGGTGGTGGCACAGGTGGTGGTGGTGGTGCTTTCTTCTTGCGTCCCATTTCAAGCTCCTACGGGTTTGTTGGGGTCGTATGGGTTATCAATAAACGTGCGAGCTCGAAGGTCTCTTTTGCCTTGCACCTTGAGCCCAGTGCCGCCCCTGCCAAACTGATTGATTTGTTGGCCCAGGGTCAAGCCCGTCAGCATTGAGTCTTTGACCCTTCTTTTGCCACGGAGCTGAGCACCCATTACCGTCTGTTGCTCATGTTCATGGGACTGTCTTGACTAGCTGTTGTGCCGGTGGTTGGACCACTGGACTGCTGGTTCATCTGTCCTCGAAGCTCACGGTTGGTCTTGCGAAGGTTCATCATGCCCTGGCGTTGCCTGTTCATGCGGGCACGCTTTTGTCCGAGTCCACCTCGTCGTCCCATTACTGACCTCCTCGTGGTCGTTCGATTCCCATCTGCTCGAAGCTAGCTTTTTGGACCGATGTTCCCCGCTCGTTACGGCGGACAATTGGTCTACGAAGGTCCTGGTTCCTGGCAGTACCCTTACGGTTTTTACGACGCCGCATCAGCAGCATGGGCAACAAGCCCATAGGTCCCATAGCTCCCATACTTAGCTCCTTGGCAATAGTCGAATCAGCTCGTCAACGACCGACCGTCGGCCTATTTCATAGTTGAGCTGATCTAAGTTTGATTGATGGTAGGGGTTCGTCAGGTCTGGTCTTTGGACAATTTCGTCCAGCTCTCTAACGAGATCCTCGGATTTAGGAGGCAACCGGTGTGGTAAGTCCCTGATTTCTGTATCCATTTCCTCATTCCGTTCGGGGTGATTATTCGCTGGGGGACGTCCACTCCAATATGGCGAAGACAATCCCGAATAACGTCAACGCAATCGCCGTCTTTTCGTTTGAGTCCGACAAGTTTCTTCCAAAGCTCCAGGTGTTCTACCTTGTTTGTTGGGGCAAAGTCGGAGAGATCCACCTCTTCGTCACACTCGAAGGTGTGATACCCATGCCAGGCTCCTCGTCTCATGTAGGTCATGAAGGGCCAAAAGACACACCGATCCCAGAATCGCTCCATGACGACCATGCCGTTGCTGACGGCCAGGTGCGAAGTCCGGCCACCACCAAACAACTCAATCCAGAACCTGTGCCAAAGGGGCCTATCGACCCTGGAATAAAACACAATGAGGCGTTGCCTGTTCGTTATCTCGGTATCAGTCATGGTGAAAAGAAGTAAGAGCTAGCCAGAACCTGGTTGATGTCGTAGGAACCCTTCTCAGGTGGGGGGTCCAGCAGTCCTGGGAACTGGATACTCCACTCCTGGAAGAGCTTTTGTAGTAAATCCTCACGGTGCAGCTCGATAAACGACCGTCGGATTGCCCCCTGGAGCCGGTCAAAGTCCCCTGCATGAGTCCAGAATGAGTCGTGAACAGCTGCGAAATCCACATCCATACGTTTGCAGGCCATAGCTACCAGCATCAAATGGCTGGCGTCCAGGCTATGAACGTAGTTAGGGACCACCCCAGCTACCTGCCTTCCGACCAGGCAGGGGTGATCGTCCTGGCGGTAGGCCAGGGTCACCCTTTGCATCACGGTGTTGACCACACACTTGGTCATGTTCCGGTAGGGCTGAATCACTGGAAAGCCCAGGGGAGTTGTCCAAGACACCGGCTCGTACGGAGCTGCCTTCATCATTCTCCTGGATGACTCTTCCAGCCAATCAAAGATTGCCTTGCCAGCTGGGCAGCTGTCCGCGTTGGCCTGGAGAACTGCCTTGGACACATAGTCGCTGACCTTGAACAGCGATTCGCCTGGCACACCCAGGTCTTTGAGTACCCCTTTCACCTGGTTCCTGGCTCCGACTGGGGTGACCCCATACACCCAGGTCATGGATGGCTGCTTGCAAACTGACCGCCGATCCTTTCGAGATCCAAGGTATTTCGATGCCACCTTGGCTTGCGGCTTGGAACTGGCGTCCTCAGCTATGACCTTGTGCAGGCAGTCTGAGACATCTGCGTAGTTATCTTCCCTGGGATCGTGAGCTTCTGACGGCATCATGTTCACCGACTTGGCCCCATCCTGGTCCCTGCCCAGAGCGGCCAAGTGTTGTTTACCGTTGCATGTCCCGTCCGATTGAATTGGGACACGGGCGGCGTACTCGGGATAGGTCAGAGCTAGGCAGCTTGCCAGGAACTGCCAGGGCTCGTCCGCATCCATCCACCAGGTATGGTCGCAGGGGTTCTCGGCTGATCGCTCGATGAGTAGGCGATGCGTGGCGTACCACTCGTTGCGTTTGGTCAAGCTCTCTTTGTCCAGGCCCCAGAAGCTAGCTGCCTGAACTCGATGCCAGAACATACCCCTGGACCCTGGTTCAACCTCTTTGTCGAACATCAGCAGCGACCTGGATAGATCGTCGCCATGATGGTTGAGGTAGACGGGGATCGGGTAAAGCCTGGTGCGGAAGTCCAGCTGGTGCGGCATGTAGAACTTGCCACGATCTACGAACTCCCGAGCTGACCATATCTTTTGAGCTGTTTCAATTCGAGCTCCGGCCAGCTTGTTGTTTGCGGTATGGACCTCGTGAGCTTTGGCCTTCCAAGCTTTCAGGCTGGCGGCGTTGCTTGAGATGTCCGCAGGCTTCTCTGGCATGATGTGATTCTCACGACCAGGCAGGCCAGCTACCCCTCCGCCCTCATCCCAGAGCTTTTCAACAACCTCTAGGACCTTCCGATTGATTGTCCAGGCCGTGGAGTTGACGTAGTTGAGGGCGTCGTAGACCTGTTGGCACCCTTCTCCACTCACCTTGACCGCAGCTTCCTGCTCCCTGGTGATCTTGGATACCAGGGGAGTCTTGATCCTCATGTACCCGCCTTCGTACTTGGAGCACCAAAGGCTTGGCGTCACCACCATGGGTGAGTACCTGGGCCGGAGGTTCTGCCTGGCCAGGTGGCCGTCCTCTACCAGCTCAAATATCTCCGGAGCTAGACGGACAACTCCCTTCTTCTGGTTGTCTCGCCATTGACGTTCATGCTTGAAGGCCAGCTTGAACCCCAGGTTGTAGTCCTGGGAAGAACAGCTTTCAATTGCCATCCACATCATGGTCACGCCGATATGGGTACAGACCTTTCGATTCCAGAGGTGGTCGTCCAGGGTACGCTTGGCCCACCAGTTGACCCTGCTCGTGCTGAGCTTCTTAAACCTGCGATCCAGGTCTTTCAAGCTAGCTGAGTCTGATTTCCTGAGCATGTCATGGTGCAGCTCAGCGATGATCGAAGAGCCGATTGAGTATGCCAGGTTGACTACCAGGTCACCGGAAGGGCTTGCCAGGCACCGGCCAAGCATCTCGTGAAGAGTGCAAACGACCAGTCGATCAGTGTCCAGGGCGAGCAGGGCAGGTCCAGCGTGTGCTCGACCCTTGCCTGGCTTACCCTTCCGGATCTCTCTTCTCTCCTGGCGAACGCGAGCCGCCATGGGCTCCATCCACCACACCATCAATCTTTCTACCGGCTTGAGGCCAGCAGCTTCGCCACGGTCAACCGCCTCCCTGGCCAGCCTCCGGTACCTGGCTACCCCCTTCTGAATCGCCAGCAGCTCCAGGTCTACCTGGTCCTGGATCACTGAGTCCAGGGTCAGCTTCTCTTTCGTCAAGGCCTCGTCCATGAATTACCTCCACCGTCTCGAACCGCTTCCCTTTCTTTTTGACGACTTGCAATTCCAGGCGTCCGTACCTGGACCATAGCTTTTTGTTTCGTCTGAAGGCTGCGGTCTCGACTCCTTTCACATCAATGTAACTAGGGGCTCTATCGCTCCAGACTACCAGGAAGTCAGGAACGTACACGTTTTCTCGGACCCCGAGCCAGACCCTGGGCTGCTCTATGTAGTCCAGTATGAAGTGTCCTTGTTCCAGCTGGGTATGCAACATCACCGCGTACTCCATCTCTGCTTTGGACGCATAGGTCTTACCATTCCAGGTTCGTGCCTCTGGTGCAGACACCCGATACTTGTTCATTTTTGCCATGCAGCTCTCCAGACTGTCTCGACGGTTTCTTTGGTAGCTCCGGAAGCCACCCATTCTCGCAGGTCTTTACCCTTGAGCGGTTCGATTGTCCGTACATCCAGGCAGCTGGACTTCAGATACTTCGCCAGCTTCACGGCCCCAGCTCGGCCCACATCATCCTTGTCTGCCACGATGCAAACATCTTTGCCCCGCAACAGCTCTTCACATTCCTGGACTGAACCCAGGCAGCTCGGTCGACCCACCGCCTGCAAGCCAATCTCCAGGGCAGCTAGGTGATCCGTGGGTCCTTCGACTACCAACACCAGCTCGCCCAGGTTGAGCTCGTCCCTGGGCAGGAAGACACCCTGGCGTGATCCAGTGATGGCAAACTTTTCACCACTGAGCTTCCGAAGCCTGACCCCTATCACCTGGCCAGAGCCATTGTGCATCGGGAAAGACATAGCGTTCTGAGCTTTGCACCAGCCAGACCTGGCTTTCTTCAGGGTGTCCAAGGAAAATCCCATGGTCTTGGCTATTGAATCACCGTCCATGCGATCAAGCTCTAGCTCCATCTGCAACACCGCATCGGACCAGTCAACCGTTGGTCGGTGAGGCTTTTCAACCAGGACAGGACTGGCCATCGGGGCTGATCCCTCAGGTGCGAAG